CTATAATTGATGCCGCTGCAATTTTTTCAGTACATACTATTCGGCAATTGAAAGAAGAAAATATAGATGATAATGATATAGTAGTTTTAACTCAAATTTATAGAGAGCGATTGTTAAAAATGGCAGATATTTTAACTGATGAAAACATAGAGAAAATGAAGAATGAGTAAATACTTTTATGAAAGAAATAGTTTTATTTTAGAGCATGAAATTAATATACTATTTGAAGAAATTCTTTGGATGCCAGAGAATGAGTTTCGTGAATGGTTCGCTGAAATGCGTAAGACCATTGTTTATGCCTGGGATGAATTAGGAATACCTCCTAGAGTTGGATATGATGAGGATGCTATTATCAACCAATTTAACAAAATGATAGGTTTCAATACTAAGAAATTTGAAGTTGTTAATGAGCTTGATGGAGAAAGTTGTATTCGTAATACATCAGTAATTGGGAATGCCGCAAACCAATTTTTCCCTACTATGATGAAAACTCGTATTAATTATAAACAGGGAGATCAAGGACTTTCCATTTACGATCATTTTGTTAGAGATGATTTATTTGAAAAAGTTATCAAATATGGAAAACGTCATTTCAAAAGAGATAGTTTTTATGCTTATAGTTTACCAGTAAGAATTAATGATGAAAAAAACTTTCTTATCAATGCCGAAACAGGGGTTGAATGGATCGAAAAATTTGAAAATAATTTTAGACAATATGGTACTCATGATTATTGGTTATCACCTAAAGTGTTAGATGAAGATGGTGAACAAGAATATACAGGTTACCGTACAGATAAAGATGATACTTCATATGATTTAGTAGATGATGAATATAAAAAAGTAGATGTTGGTATTCAAAATCAAAAATTTCTGTTTTTGACACGTAAAGAAGTTGATAGTCTTACTATTCCAGAAAAATGTATGACCAATGTAAATTGGGATAAAACAGATACTTGTTGGATACGACTTTATAAGTATGGTCAGAAACTTTTTCCTTTAGGTTTAAAAGCTTTTCGAATTTCTTGGTGTCAATACGCAGTTAATTTTCCCCCATTAACAGCAAAATATCTATATGAAAAATATACAGAACATTGCAAAGATCAAGATATAATAAACATATATGATCCAAGTTCAGGATGGGGAGGTAGAATTCTTGGATGTATGTCAGTTGATGATCGTAAATTACATTATATAGGTACAGATCCAAATACTGATCATACTATCGCTAATGATGAAAATAGTAACTACACTAAATATGAATATCTAGCAGAATTTTTTAATAATAAAACATATCGAAGTTATGGATTGTTCCCTAGTCATAATACATATGATGTTTATCAATTAGGTTCTGAAGTAATACGGAATAATGAAAAATTTCAAAAATATAAAGGACAGCTAGACCTTGTATTTACTAGCCCACCTTATTTCGCTAAAGAAGCATATAGCGAAGATTCTACTCAATCATATAAAAAATTTGACGAATATGATACTTGGCGTGAAGGATTTTTACGCCCAACACTTGAAACTTGTGTCGAATATTTAAAACCCGACCGATATTTAATATGGAATATTGCCGATGCAAAATTTGGCAATGATATGCTTCCTTTAGAAAAGGATAGTTGTGATATATTAAAAGAATTGGGAATGAAATATGTAAGAACTGAAAAAATGATTCTGGCTCAAATGCCGGGTGGCAACCGCATAGACCCCAAAACGGGCAAACCCAAAGCAAAAAATTTCTGTAAAGTTAATAATACTTGGTTTAAGTATGAACCTATTTTTATATTTTATAAGGAGAAATCTTGATAGACCCTACAGATTTTATAGCCTTATGTACTGATAATTTTTTTGATAACCCAGACATAATTAGAAACTTTGCGTTGAGTTTACCAAAATCGGAGGATCCTGATGGAGACTGGCCAGGAAAGCGCTCTCGACCAATATATGAAATAGATGAAGAATTAAATTCATTAATTATATCAAAAATATTACATTGTTATTATGACCTTTCTCTTTGCAACATTTCCTATAAGTTGAATAATATATGTTTTCAAGATCACCCGATATTCAGCAAATCCGAGCATTCTATATATAATATGGGTTGGGTTCATAATGATTGGTTTGAATTGCCAAGTATTGCTGCATTAGTTTATTTAACACCCAATATGAATCCAAACGCTGGCACATCATTGATGGCATTGAAACCCAACCATTCATTTCAAGAAGAATTTAGAAAAAATAAGGAAATTTTAATTAAAAATGGGGAGAGCACATATTCTAATGATGGAATAAACGAAGCATTTCATAAAGATAATTATGAAAAATTTACAAATGATTTTATAGAAACGACCAGATTTCAAAACATTTATAATCGTTTTGTGGGATATAATAATAAAGAATGGCATAAGGCAAATAGTTTTTATAATGATGGAGAACGAAGATTGACATTAGCTTGTTTTATAGGAGGAATTGAGGTGTGGGTAAATAACAATAAAAAAGATAAATCCACACAAAGATTTGATATGACTATAGAAAATAAAATAAATAATCTTGGACCCTTTAAAAACTTTACTTTTATATCTGAGAATATAGATCAAGGTTATAAGACTGAAGATATAGATAATGTGTGAACTTTGTAATTTAGAAAAAAAGACACATTGGTATCATGAGGATGATGATTGGATAATTTGTGATTGTATTACTTGTGGAATACCCATGGTAGTATATCGACAACATACAATGGAAATTCCTGTTGATAAATTAAATAATATTTTATTAAACATTGATGATAAATTTGGATTTGGGAGTATTCTGAGAACTAATCAACGAAAGATTTCTGATCACTATCATGTACATATATTAAAATGAGGATAAAATGATTACTATAAAAGTAAGAAATAATGATACACATACGGCTCTTTCTAAACTAAAAAATATATTAGTACAGGAAGAATTATTTAAAGAACTGAAAAAAAGGAGATATTATGTAAAACCCTCTTTAAAAAAGAGATTTAAAAGGGAAGCAGCAGGAAAGCAAAGAGTTAAAGATTTTCATAATTTAATAAAAGCTGCTCGAAGAGCAGATAATTGGTAAAATTAATTTTAATTGGAGAATAATAATGTCAGATACACATGAACAAATTTTAGTACATTTTGAAGCATATCAAACGGAAGTAGATAAATTTGAAGAAAAGGGAGTCAAAGCATCCGCTACAAGAGCAAGAAAGGCTCTTGGTGAAATTGGTAAACTTACCAAACTAAGAAGGGCTGAGATTCAAGATAAGAAGAATAATATGTAATTTCACTTTCCTCTTAAGTGTTGCACTTACTTTTTGAGTGTAACACTCATATATATAAAAATTACAATCTTAAGAAAGATATGCCGATATATGAATATAAATGTGAAAATTGTGGTCACGAATTTGAAGAGATGCTCCATTTTTCAGAAAGAGATAATCCAATAAATGATCCTTGTCCTTTTCCTACATGTGCTGGAAAAGTTCATTTGAAAATGAGTTTGGGAAGTTTCCAACTCTCTGGTGGAGGTTGGGCGAAAGATGGCTACGGTCTTAAAAAAGAATCTGCGAAACCAGAGGACATAAGACCACCTAAAGTGACAACGAAATATGATGACTGAATAATGGTAAAAGTGCCCAATAGACGGTCTTATTGAGGAAATACATTAATTTATCTTATATCTTCTATCCACAAGCCTGACATTAGATTGACCCTGATCATAGATGTAAACCTCTTTAATGGGTCCATCAATGTTCTTATCCCAATAGTCTAGGAACTTGGTAATGCGAGGATACTCTGGTAGTTGATCATCAGTCTGCCATACGAATTCATTCACTATATGCAAATAATCTGGAACGTAATATACTACTTGGACAGTGGCAACTGTCCATTTTTTTATGTGAATATAACTGATAATACCTCCTATCCATTAGAGTGTTATCATTGTAGTCTTCCCTTATTTATCAGCACATTCACATAATATTGAAGATATTTTTAAGAAATGTGAAGAAAAGACTTGACATTGTTTCCTGGAAATGAGATAATATACTTGTAAATTAAAAAAATGACTTTTTCCGAGAGAAATTATTATGAGTATTAAAGAAACCAAATCTAAATTAGCCAAATTACTGGCTACGGAGAATATATCAGTACAACATGGCAAATATGAATCTGCCTCTTTTGATACTGCAAATCGTATTCTGCGCCTCCCAATTTTAAAAGAAATGTCTGGTGATATTTACGACCTTATGGTTTTACATGAGGTTGGCCACGCCTTATATACTCCAGATGAAGGATGGAGAGAAAAAGTTAAAGAAAAAGGACAAGGATTTATGTCATTTCTTAATGTTATTGAGGATGCAAGAATTGAGAAAAAAATTAAGCGTAAGTATCCTGGAGGACGAATTTCTTTCTTGCGGGGATATGAAGATTTAATGAATCGGGACTTCTTTGGTACAAAGGGACGTAATTTGAGTTCGTTAAATCTCATTGACCGTATCAATTTATATTTTAAAGGTGGAGTTTCTACGGGTATTAAATTTGATGAGGAAGAATCTACTTGGATTAAAGAGATTGGAGACGCAGAGTCTTTCAGTTCAGTTATAGATATTGCTGAACGTTTATATGATGGTGCCAAAGAAAAAATGGCAGATACCGATTCTACTGATTCTTCATATATGATGTCTGATGATGATTTTGATGAAGATGATTCTGATGAAGATTGGAATGAAGATTATGATCCTAGTGATTATGAAGATGAAAATGATTTTTCTGATGATTCAAAAGAAAAAGGTGAAGAAGGTGATTCGAATGAAAAAGAATCTGAAGGAACTGGAGACGGTGATGAAGATGAAGATGAAGATGAAGAAGAGGTAAATCAAATGGGGTCCGGCCCCTTTGGTGGAGAGTCTGGACATGAAAGTGGAGAGCCAAGAGCATATACTGATGATGCCTGGAAACGAAACATGGAAACTTTGTTAGATGATACTGACAAAACTCAAACATACATTACTATTCCAAAAGTGATTCTTGATCGAGTGGTTGTTGATTATAAAGAAGTACATGAATATATTCGTAATCATTACACAAAAGAAGATGAGAGATTTGATAAGAAGCAAATTCTTTCTGCTACTGAAAATTTTAAAAAATTCAAAAGCGAAAATACTAAAGTAGTTGCATATTTGGCTAAAGAATTTGAAATGAAAAAAGCCGCTGATGAATATAAAAGAACTTCAATGGCAAAGACCGGACTTCTTGACATGAATAAAATTTATACTTATAGGTATAATGACGATATTTTTCGAAAAGTGGCGTCTATTGCTTCCGGTAAGAATCACGGATTAGTCATGTTTATTGACTGGAGTGGTTCAATGAGCCGGAATATGAAAGCCACTATAGAACAATTACTCAATTTAGTAATGTTTTGTAAGAAAGTCCAAATTCCGTTTGAGGTTTATAGTTTTACAGATCGGTGGATTTACCAGAAAGAAGTTAAAGAAAAAGAACTACCTGAAGCAGCAAATTATAAAGAAGGAGATCAATGGGTGTCAAAAAGTTTGCGTCTATTGAATTTGTTTTCTAGTAAAATGAATGCCAAAGATTTACAAGACGCTTATATTAACGTGATGGCATGTGCAGATTATTTTGCTGGATATAGTAAAAATTATTATAGACGTTATGATTTTTCAACAATACCTGAAGCATTAAGTTTGGGGGGTACTCCATTGAATGATACAATAATCACGGCAATGACTTTGATTCCTGAATTTCAAAATAAAAATGGATTACAAGTTGTCAATTCTGTTTTTCTAACAGATGGGGAAAGCAATCATAATCCGATGTTTACAACATGGGTTGATTCAACGGATGGAACTTTTGAATGTGAAAGATATTCGGCTGGAAAAACTAATACTGTAACATTTGTTGATCCAGTAACCCACTTAGAATATTCTGTGGGAGTTGGATATCAGCGAGATATGTACACAAAGTTATTTTTAGAAATTTTAAAAGGTCGAGCAAATATTAATTCTATTGGTTTCTTTTTAACTGATCCGAGGCAATTCAATAAGAATGGTATATATAATAAATTTGATCCCGCTCGTAATAATATGGAAGAGCTAAAGTTAAAATGGAGAAAGGAGAAGTTTTTAGTCAATACTGAAAATGGATATGATGAATTATATATTATCCAAGGCGGAAGCAATTTATCTACTGAATCAACAGATTTTCTTGAGAATTTAGATAATGATGCCAGCAAATCTGTTATTCGAAAAGCTTTTGCTAGAAACCAAAAAGGTAAATTGGAAAATCGAGTGATTTTGGAAAAATTCATTGAACAAGTTGCATAGAGATAAAACATTATTGATTATGAACGGGCGATTAGGAGATTTAATACAAACAATTCCTGTCATAAATCAATATGTAGAAGAAAAAAAACCAAAGCAATTGGATTGTATATCAGCTCATGATAGGATAGTACTCTTAAAAGGAGTTGTTCCTATCGACAATTTTTTGGGAAGGTGGGATGGAAAATATGTTTATCCAGAGCCAAATATGCAAACCAGAGTTTTGTATAATGTTTATATTTGTGATTATACCCGTATTATAAATTCTGATCCCGGACATACTTATGCCACGGCATTTTCTTCTAAACATATGATGGAACATCAAGCCAGACTTTTCGGGCTTGATACATTTAAATATAAACAACCAAATTTTAATATAACAAAGGAAGAAAAATCTTATGCTAAAAGTCTACTTCCCCAAACCAAAAAACCTATTGTATTGATTCATACTAGTTGGTTGGGAAGACCTCCATATGGAAGAGCATTGGCTGCCCCTTTTTGGAATGAATTAATTCAAAGGTGTCCAGAAATTGTTTTTATTCAGGTGGGTGTTGTTCGGGGAGGTATTCATGGAACGGATTTGAATTTGATGAAAAGTGATGGAGGTGGTGATTGGCTTGATTACAAAATTCCCACCACAAAAAAGACCCCAAATTTTATTGACATTCGTAGTAAAACAACAGTACGGCAAGTTATTGCTTTACTTGGTATGGTAGATACTTTTATAGTAGTAGATTCTTGGGTGAATCATATAAGTAAATTGATCAATAAAAGTGGAATCGCTCTTTTTGGTTCAAGTAGTGCAAATGTATTTGGTTATGATCATAATATTAATATTTGGCACAATCCTAGAGGTTGTGCTCCTTGTATAGATCGACCAGAAACCAATCCCAATGACGATTGTTGTCAAAAAGATGGTATTAATACCATTACTGTTGATGAAGTCATAAAGACATTGAAGAAAAGACTTGACAATAATATTAGAATATGAGATAATATAAGTAAAGAATGAGAAAGTAATTAAAGAATGAGAAAGTAATTATGAAAACTGCAACAATTGAAATACTTGAACAAGGTGAAACTATTTTTGGTACTCTTACAAAGGGTAAATATTTTGTAAGAGAGTATGAAGACAGTAAAGAAACGGGCGGTAGCTTTTTTATTACTATGGAAGAAGCAATATCCCATATGCGTAAATATCAATCTATATTTTTAGGAGGGGAAAATGAAACTTAGTACAAGTTATTCGAACTTAACTTCATCTGAAGATTCATCGGGAAGTAATAGAATAGTAGATTATATAATACGTGAAAATTTACCCGCAGCAAAAAAAGTTGCCGCAAAGGCAAAAAAAATGGGTGAAAGTGTCGAAGTAGTTATGATAAACTGGGTGGAGAAGAATTTTTCAAGATATAATTTCACCGAGTATGATCGAGTGGACCTTAACAAGGCCTTTATTGATAACCTAATTATAAATAAATGAATATGAATATTGAATATAAAGTCGCTAATATAACACATCAACTTGATGTAAAACATAATTGGATAGCTAAAGATTGGAATGGTTCTTGGTATGCATTTCAACGGAAACCAAATTTGGTAGATGATATGTGGGATGTAAAAGATGGATTGGTTTCGCGTATTTCGGAGCCTATTCGTTCTTATACACCTGTAGTTACTGCAACTATGGATGATGGTATTGATTGGAGGTCTTCTTTAGAATCAATTAATATGTTACCAGCTGTAGAAAGTGAATAAAAGACTTGACATTGTTATCTGGAAATGAGATAATATACATGTAAACTTAAAGTAGGTCTTTAAATTTACGTAATGAACACTTTATTATGGAGAATGTGATGATTAAATTAACAGATACAAGAAGAGCTTTTCTTGAAGCTGTTGCTGTTGAAGGATTTAAAGCCGGTTCGGAAATTTCTCGTACTGAGCTTACTTCTTTAACAAGTAAATATAAATTGGGGTTTCCTTACTGGTTAACAGAAGAGGAATCCCTTAAACTTGGTCGGGGACTTTTTAAAATTCCAGAAAGTAATGGTGATACAATTGTTTCTGAATGTGTCATGGAAGAATCGATTAATGAACCCACCGCAAATGTTGAAGTTAAGATGGCAGCTAGTATGCCCACAGTTGTGGAAAGTACTTCAGAAAAAATAGAAGTGATTGAAAATTTAATTCCAGATAAAGATCCTCTCTTTGTTAAGTTTGGGGGTTATAATGATTTACATTCGATTATCAAATCTAAATTTTTCTATCCTGCATTTATAACAGGACTTTCTGGTAATGGTAAAACATTTACCGTAGAACAAGTTTGTGCAATAGTAAAGCGTGAATTGATTCGTACTAATGTTACCATTGAAACTGATGAAGATGACCTTCTTGGAGGTTTTCGTTTAGTAAATGGTGAAACAGTCTGGCATGATGGACCCGTTATTCAAGCAATGAAGAGAGGAGCCATTCTTCTTTTAGATGAAATTGATTTGGCGTCTAATAAAATTATGTGTCTCCAACCTGTTCTTGAGGGGAAAGGTGTTTTCCTGAAAAAAATTAATCAGTTTGTAAAACCGGCAAAAGGATTCAATGTGATTGCCACAGCAAACACTAAAGGAAAAGGTAGTGAAGATGGACGGTTTATGTTTACAAACGTTCTTAATGAAGCTTTTCTTGAAAGATTTCCGATTACTATTGAACAGGAATATCCAACTCCCGCCACAGAAAAAAAGATTCTCATAAAAGTTCTTGAATCTGTCGGAAAACCTGATGAATCATTTGCCGAAAAATTAACTGCTTGGGCAGATATTATTCGAAAAACATTTTTTGAAGGGGGACTTGATGAAATTATTTCCACACGCCGATTAGTGCATATTTGTAATGCATTTTCCATTTTCAATGGCAACCGATTGAAATCCATTGACATGTGTGTATCAAGATTTGATGAGGATACAAAACAATCATTTTTGGATTTGTATACCAAAGTTGATGCAGATGTAACTGCATATGTTGAAACATCTGCTGAGGAGTCTTTTAAAGAAGACACCTCAAGTGAAGAAGAAAAAGAAGAAACTAATCAACCATTCTAATTCTTCTAATATAGAGCTAGAGAATTTATTTCTTTAGCTCTTTTTTATAATGAAAATATGAGGTAACATGAAAAATACATTTGTGGTTGCAGGCTCTTTATTGGCTTGTGTGGGGTGTTCTGATATACCAGAAGAATATAATGATACTGAAAGAGCATCATTTAATACTACTGGAGTAAATGATGACAGCAATTCTATTGTCAATACAACTTCTGATACTACTGAAGAGGATTCGTTTGGTGTATTGAAATATGTTGATATTTTAAGTGCTGAATTTTTGTTTATTGCTCCAAAAAAATCTAATAGCAGTAGTAGAACAAGCTCAAGATATAACTATGAAGAAGAAACGGGATGTAATGATGAGGATTATGATAATGTCACAGGTGTTTTACTTCCTAGTACTTATCATGATTGTGTAGTTGATGTTTTATTTAAGATCATAGAAACAGGTGCCATTGAAGAGGTTAAATATCTGGATGCCGATAATAAGACATATACAATAACTCATTATCCTATTTCGATTGATAATATAGATTCAAATTATACCGCCTTTATTTTTGGTTTAGATAATATGAATCCGTCTCATTGTTATCTTGTAAACAAATCTACTGGACAGATTTATGATTTGGGTGGGGAGGATAATAATTGCCCTACTGAACAGGGGTTTATAAAAAGGAAAAAAATATTTACTGATAATCAGAGTAATATGTATTATAGATATTGGACTTCTGGTGATGTTTATAACCTTCGGAAGGTTGATTATAGTAATCCAGATAATATAACTTCATCTTCATATATATCAAATACTGAAAATATAAATCATTTTATTGTTGATTCTTTTGGTAATGTTGTATATACAATTTGGGAGTCTCCTTTTAGAACAAGGCTCCGCAAAAGTAATGGGGGATATTTTAATTTATATACTGGTACAGATTTACTTTACTGGATAGGATTAGATAATAATATTTACAGTTTTGGTGGAAGTGAAGATAAAGTTGAAAAATTTGTATTTGATTCTAACAATGATGTTACTATAGATACATATTCGGAACATGCGCAGATTTCAAACAATGAACATACAGAAATTTTAAAATTATCAGAAGTTGTTGTATTTGTAAAAGGAGGAAATGAGAGAAGTATTAATATTACTGTTGACAATGATGGTACATTTAATAAAGTAGAAGATGTGCCTCTTTCAACAATAAATTCTGCGAGATCATCAGATAATTATGTTTATATATCTGGAACTGATAAGTATAGTAATAATAGTGTGCTTGTAAAATTTGATCCTGTTGAAAGTAGTTTTAGTCAAATGTATGATAAAGGAACTTACGACATTTATAATTTTAATGTAACAAGTGATGATATTATTACTTTTTCGGCATTACGTATGAATGATGGTAAAAAAGTATTAGGAAAAATAGATAATGAAACTGTATCAATTATTGATGAATATATGGATGAGGAAATTAATGTTTTAGAAGAGATTTAGAACCTAAGCATTCTGAGTAGGTGGTAGGTATGGTCAGAGATAGAAGGAAGCTTCGTTGAGTGGACTTCTAGGGTAACTTCCCCTTCAATGGCTCTGAGGTAGGAATGTTATGTGCGAGAGTTGCAGTGTAATCCAATAGGCATCACTGCATACACAAGAATGGTGATGACGATTCGTGAGAAGTTCGCAGACCTAAGATTCTTGGTATCGAAGTACAAGGACAATCGCATGGTTCTTTTTTTAGAGTGAATAAATAATAATATGAATTATATTAGCCAAATAAAAATAAATATGAAAATATGGAAACTTAATAGAGTTAAGAAAGCTTTGGCTTTGGCTGAAGAGGAAGTTAAAAAACTTATTGCCCACAAGTGGGAATTAGAAGAAGCCCTTAAAGAAGACCAGATAAAATTGGCATTGAAGTCATTTTATCCTCACACCCTTAATAATAAAGTTTTTAAATAATGGAAAATAATGATATGAAAATAGAAATACCGGTATCTGAATTAAGAAAGAAAAAGGTTTTTGTCGCAACTCCAATGTATGCCGGAATGTGTGTTGGACTTTATACAAAAGCGTGTATAGATTTGGCAACAATTGCCGCAAAATATGGGATGGAAATCAGATTCTTTTTTATATTTAATGAATCACTAATTACCCGAGCACGAAATTATCTTGTAGATGAATTTTTGAGAGCCGAGGAATTTGATTATTTGATGTTTATTGATTCTGATATTAGTTTTAATCCAAATGATGTTATAACTTTAACAGCATTATGTGATGATGAACATCCTATAATTGGTGGTCCTTATGCAAAAAAATGTATTGCTTGGGAAAAGGTAAAAGATGCATATGATGTGGGGATGGCTGATGAAGATCCAAATGAAATGGAGAAATTTACTGGAGATTATGTTTTCAATCCTGTAGAAGGTACTCAACATATCAATGTACGACAACCCGTTGAAGTAATGGAAATAGGTACAGGTTTTATGATGGTCAAGCGATCAATGTTTGAACTATTTGAAAAAGAATATCCAGAATTTAAATATCGACCAGATCATAATAGATCAGAGCACTTTCAGGGTGATAGATATATTCATGCATTTTTTGATTCTATTATAGATAATCAATTCTTTGCTGGTGATAAAGCAACCAAAGGAACAGAACGATATCTTTCAGAAGATTATATGTTCTGTCAATGGATGCGTAAGGTTGGGCAGAAAGTGTGGTTATGCCCATGGATGGAATTAGGACATGTTGGCACATACATTTTTAATGGTTCTATGCAAAGTTTGGGTAGAATAGATGTTTCAAGTGATGAAAATAGAAAAAGGCTTGCCCAAATGTCTGAGATCCGTAAAGAAAGAAAGTCTCAAACTGAGGCATCACAAAGAGTTGCAAACGCAACAGAAGTAAAAGAGAAAAAGGAAAGTAGAGCAGAACGGAGGGCTAAAGAACGAAAATTGAAAAAGAAATTAACAAAAAAATGAAATTCACAGAGTACGCCGCAATGGATGTGAATACTTGACAATATACAATGATTATGTTATAATAATGTTATTTAAATAAATACGGAGTGATATATGAAAATATCTGAAGAAACAATGCAGATTCTGAAAAATTATGCTACTATAAACCAGAGCATACAATTTAATACTGGAAATGTCTTAAAGACGGTAGCCCCTCAAAAAAATATTTTGGCAGAAGCCGAAGTTGAAGAAAATTTCCCTAAAAGTTTTTGTATCTATGAATTAAATCGATTTTTGGGAATTGCTTCTCTATTAGAAAGTCCAGATTATGAATTAGAAGATACACGATTAACAATTAAATCCGGTACTAAAACTAGAGTTTCTTATACTTATGCGGATCCATCAATGGTTGTGACTCCACCTGAGAAATCCATTGAGGTTCCGAATCCAGAAATTGTATTTGATATGAGAAAAATTGATTTGGAATCGGTTCTCAAAGCCGCAATGGTGTTACAAGAACCTGAAATTGCTATTGTGGGTGATACTAATAATATTAAATTGGTAGCACTTGATACTAAAAATCCTCAATCTGATTTATATTCTATAGATGTTGGTGAAACAACTGCTGAATATAAAATGATTTTTAAGTTAGAAAATTTAAAAATGATTGTTGAATCATATGAAGTAAAAATTTCCTCAAAGGGAATTGCCCACTTCTTCAATGAAAAAAGAAAACTTTCTTATTGGATTGCTACTGAACAAGCATCAACTTATAATGGCTGAACATGAATAGTGAACGTGATACTCACCTATGGGTAGAAACTTACCGACCTAAAACGGTACAGGATTGTATTCTTCCTCAGGATCTTAAAAGTACTTTTCAAGAATATGTTAACAAAAAAGAGATTCCAAATCTCATGTTATCAGGTGGTCCTGGAGTAGGAAAAACAACTATAGCCAGAGCTTTATGTGAAGAAATTGGTTGTGATTATATCATGATCAATGGTAGTATGGATGGTAATATTGACACTTTGCGTAATGAAATTAAAACTTTTGCCAGTTCAGTAAGTTTTGTTGGTGGTACAAAAGTTGTAATTATTGATGAAGCAGATTATTTAAATCCACAAAGCACTCAACCCGCCCTTAGAGGATTTATTGAAGAATTCTCTAAAAATTGCACTTTTATTTTTACTTGTAATTTTAAAAATCGTATTATTGCTGCGATTCATTCTAGGTGTTCTGTTATCGATTTTCAATTTGCCAAAAAAGATAAACCAGGATTGGCAGCAAATTTTTTACATAGATTGGAAACCATTTTATTAGAAAATGGTGTAACATATGACAAGCAAGTAATATCTGAATTATTGATAAAATATTTTCCGGATTATCGGCGAGTATTAAATGAACTTCAAAGATATTCCGCTGTTGGTCAAATTGATTCTGGAATTTTAGCTAAAATCTCTGATATTAATTTAACAGAGTTGATGGAGTCGATGAAGGAAAAGAATTTTAAAAACGCTAGAAAATGGATAACAAATAATCTTGATAATGATTCAGTTGTATTATTTCGGTCGTTATATGATCATATGTATAGTTTTATAAAATCAGAATCGATCCCACAATTAGTGGTAATTCTCGCAGAATATCAATATAAATCAGCATTTTGTATAGATCAAGAATTAAATACTATGGCAATGATTGTTGAAATAATGTCAGATGTGGAGTTTGTATAAAAATGATTATTCCAGAATTACTTAAACTTTACGAAGATAATGTTGATGATATTTTTGGGTTGCCAATATTTGATAAATTTCATTGGAAAAACTTGTGTGACAAATACCTTACTGATGAGGGTGTAATGTCGAAAAAAAGTGAGAATATGCGTGATACTCTCATTGAATTTTTCAAAATTCATAAGCCAAAATTTCCATATAGACAATTTGATTTACATGAATCGCGAAAATTATTTTATGATTTAAGAAATAATTCGGGATTAGATAATATTTTTCCTCATGAAAAATGTGAACCTGTTCATGAAAAATATGATGATTATGTGGGAAACTGGAATGACCATGGTTTGGGTGTAATTAATTATTCAGCAAATTATAATGAAATTTCTGATATTTTTATGAATAAGGAACGGTTAAAATGTAGTTATTTTAAGACGGCCGCTCCATCAATAGTATGGGAATCACAAGAAAATTTGAAATTGATTTTATCTCCGATATGGAGATTACACCCACATTCTGATGATGGTTTACAGACATTGCATTATATGGAAGGTATTAGAGTTGGTGCATATATTGCTACACAATTTAAACCACCTGTAGCCAGAGCATTTTATAATATAACATATAGTAAAAAGGTCCTTGATACCTCTTGTGGTTGGGGAGATCGTTTAGCCGGATTCTTTTGTTCTAATGCTGAAGAGTATTATGGTATGGATCCAAATGGAGATATTCATAAACAGTATCATGATATGTCTGTACAATATAATCAATGGTTGGGATGTGATAAACCAATATCAGAATTTGGAGATAATTGGTTTAGTGTTGAAGGTAATAAAAAAGTAAAAATATATAGATCACCAGCAGAAGATTTACCGTGGGATGAAATTCCAAATGATATAGATGTTATGTTTAGTTCACCACCATATTTTGCTACAGAGCGATATGCAGAGGGAAGTAGATTTGAAAATGATCAATCTTGGAGTAGATATGATTCTTATGAAAAATGGCGAGATGGTTTTTATTTACCAGTAATGGAAAAGTCATTTGAACATTTATCTCCTGGTGGTTATTTGTGTGTTAATATTATGGACCCGAAAGTAAAAGGTAATCGCTATAAGGCATGTGATGATCTTATTAATCATTTTAAAGAACATTTTATTGGTCAAATAGGGATGAGAATACATTCAAGACCAAAGGGATTAAAATCTTTTGATGGTGATACAGCTGAAGAAAAGAAAAGGGCATATGATGAATGGATGTCAAAATGGTTTATAGAATCTGTGTGGTGTTTCCGTAAGCCAGGTGGGCGAGAACATGATCTTTTCGCTCCGTATCATGATACTACACTTGAATCATTTTTTGCTGTATGAAAGAACATTATAGTCCATTTGATTTTGTAAATGCAATAAACTACACTAAAGTCCGTTTAATGGATGATAACTCAGATGTAGAAAAAGAATATAAAAAATTTATTGTTAAAAGGGCGTTGAGTTTTAGCCATGATACGGTTTTGTATGCTAATGAAATGAATAAGTATCCTCATTTAGATAATAAGTTAGAATTTGATTTTTTACTAAATATTATTAGGTCTAGGAAACGTTTTTCAAAATGGCTGAAACCTGATAAAATCAAAGATTTAGACAACATCCAAACATATTATGGCTATTCAATAACTAAAGCTAAGGAAGTACTTGACTTACATTCAGGAAAACAGCTCCAATATATTAAAAACCGCCTTGAAAAGGGTGGACTGAAAAAGGAGTAAAAAATGACTATTGAAATATCTTCCATGGTTGAAGTTTCTCTTGCTGAACCAGATGATTTTTTAAAAGTGCGGGAAACATTAACCCGTATAGGCGTGGCATCACGCAAAGATAAGACATTGTACCAATCATGTCACATTTTACATAAACAGGGTAAATATTATATTGTACATTTTAAAGAATTATTTGCTCTTGATGGAAAAGCTACAAATTTTAGTGAAAATGATATAGCACGAAGAAACACTATTACGAATTTATTGTCGGAATGGGGGTTACTTTCTATAGTTCAATCACAGAGTACAATTGATCCTGTTGTACCTTTAAATCAGATGAAAATTTTGTCGTTTAAAGAAAAAGATGAATGGACATTAATGGCTAAATATAATATTGGTCGTAAAATTGAACCAGGTGAATATGAATAATATCTATGGCACATATATTAAAATATTATAAATTACATGAAGATGTAAAAGATCCAGTATTTTCTACTTTAAATTCTGCATGTTTTGATTTACACGCTTTTTTACGGCTTGATGATCGACTAGACCTTTATCAAGATACGACAAATAAAGAAAAATCAAAAGCAGTTGAAGTTGACGGTAATGGTACTTTTTTCAGATTACATCCGTGGGAACGAGCAAAAATTCCTATAGGCATCATATTTGACATTCCGAAAGGATATTCTGTAAGAATTCATCCTCGTTCTGGATTGTCATATTCTAAGGGTGTAGTTACTGCAAATAATGTGGGCATTGTTGATTCTGACTATGTAGAACCATCTTTTGCATTAATGATGAATGTCTCATCTATTCCCCATAAAATTTACAATGGAGATAGAATTGTTCAAGGAGAATTGGTAGAAGTGAGTGAAGTTATATTAACATCTACTTCTAAAAGACCTGAATTGAAAACGGACAGAGATGGTGGATTTGGATCCACCGGAACATAATTTTTTATAAATACTTCATTAGTATAAATTTTTAATGAAGAAAACTTAATTAGCTATGGATGGTGAAGAAACTTAAACAAATAGGAGAAATATTCTATGGTAGATAAAATTTTAGGCTGGGTTAGAAGCCTTACAGAAATTGGTTTGGCGTTAATTGCTTTGGGTGTAGTACTCCAAGTAATTTTTGGAATGCCAACCGTTTTCATGCCGATTGACATTTTAGGTAATGTTGTTGGGTTCGTCCAAAAATTAGGATCTGAAGGGCTCGTTGGATTAGTAGCTGTTTGGGTACTTTGGGGAATTTATAGTAAAAAATAATTACTTAAATGTGAAATCGCTACCGTGATTTCTAAACTCTATGTGCCCGAGAGTATAACGGGCACATTACATTTAATTAATCCGTATAATTTTCTTGTGATAAGGAAAAAATCTTCATGTCCTCGGGAAACACGATATCTATACTCTGGCTAGTGGAAGTTAGCGATGGACAAAAAATACTCTACAACAAAGAATCAGCATATGAATACGCGCATGAATTACAACAACAGGGAAGAAACGTAGAAGTTTATGAAAATGGAGTGTTGAAAGACAGATTAAGGTCGCGGAAACAGTATTCTTTTAATGTATAAATAATTGTGAAACAAAATTGGAAAATTGAAGAAGACGAAATGGATACAAAATTTAAGTTAGTGGTAAAGGACTCTGGTACTTATACATCAGATTCGTTTACTGAGTTAATTTGGACAGTTTTAAGACATCGCTTCCATCACCTATGTAATGGTGAAGGATGGCGTGATTGAGGTGCATCATAGTGATGGCCTCGTATTACCTCTCTTAGTCTTGTGTTAAGGATGGGAGATTTTTTAATAACCTCGCTTAAATAAGGAGGCATTATGGTTACATTAGCACACCACACAAGTTTCACAGCAGGCGATCTTGAACGTTTTATGGGTCTATCCGTAGGATTTGATACCCTGTTCAATCGTATTCCAACTGCAGCTCAGCAAGATAACGCTTATCCGCCTTACAATATTCGCAAGGTGGATGACTATAACTATGTCATTGAATTAGCCCTTGCGGGGTTCTCAGAAAATGACATTGAAGTTGAAGTAGCGGAAGACACCCTTTCAGTTCGTTCAAAAGAAGCCAGCCATCCTGCCGATGAGCAGTATGTTCACAGGGGAATTGCCCGAAGGGCTTTCTCTCGTTCATGGACTCTTTCGGAGGACATGGTTGTCAAAGGAGCCGAATTCCAAAATGGACTTCTGAATATCAATCTGGAGAAAGTGGTTCCAGAGGAAAAGAAACCACGAATCGTTCCTATCACAATACCAAATGTGATTGAACACAAAAAGAAGTAATACCTCTTCCCCACCAGAGTAATTTCTTTGGTGGGGTTTTTTATTTTTAATGAATTGATGGAGAAAAGTTATGTTACCATTAGCGGGACTATTATTTAATGTTATTTCTAGCCTTGTCGTAGACAAAGCAACAGATTTAGCAACTGAACATGTAGAAAATATGTTAGAAGATATCCTTCCAGATAGTGCTAAAAAAGAATTGGATAAAATCATAAAAGAAGATTCACACCATACTTTCACAAATGCTAAAGATGCATTGATGGGTGCTGTTGAAGGAAAACTACCTATTCTTAAGGCAGATGGAACACTTAAACCAATAGAAATAACATTTACAGTTAAATATGATCCCACATCCGGATCAATTGACATAGAAAAAGAATAAGGAGATTATGGCTGATATACTAAGATTATCAAAGAATTTTGCTCTATCAGAAATGGTGAAGAGCGCAACAGCAGAAAGATTGAATGTAGATAATTCACCGGGTACACATCATCTTGTGAATCTAACACATCTTTGCATTAATATTCTACAACCAGTTAGAGAACAGTTTGGAGTTATTACAATTAACTCTGGCTATAGAAGCCCAGCACTAAATGCAAAAGTGGGTGGATCTAAAACGAGTCAGCATTGTAATGGACAGGCTGCAGATTTTGAAAGTTTTTCAACTCCAAATCCAGACTTAGCTAAGTGGATTACTAAGAATTTGGATTTTGATCAAATTATTTTAGAGTTTTATGATGGTAAAGACCCTAACAGCGGTTGGGTTCATTGTAGTTATAATCTTATGGGAAATCGTAGAAAAATACTTACTGCACTTAAAACAAAACGTGGCGTGGTATATAAAAATGGATTCGTTTCATCATAAGAAAGACAAAAAATAAAATATTATGAAATTTTGGAATAGAAGAAATAAAATTGAATTTTTTCACAATGAGCCTAGTATTATTGAAAATTTTCCTATTATAGAATCTAAAGAGTTAAAGTTAGATTGGGTAAAAAAAGCGAGACAAGATTTTCAAAATTTTAAACCGCATATTGATACTACTCCTGGCGTTTCACATTTAACAAGATGCCCAGGCATATTTGATCTATTTAAGTATGGTTATGTAATTTCTCTCCATAAAGATGTTATAATAGAGGTTCTAGATG